AAAAAACCAAAAACACGTGAAGAAATTAATGAAAATGCAAGATTAAGAAAACAATTATATAGACAAAGATTAAAAGAAAGATTAGGTGAAGAAGAATATAAAAAAAAATTGGCTTTGGAAATGGCTGAATATAAAAATAAAAAAAAAGAAAAAGAAAAAGAAAAAGAAAGAGAATAATTTTTATATTAAATATTTTTTAATTTAATAATAGGAAACAAAAAAATTATGGAACATAAATTTTAAAAATTATATAAACAAATATTAAAGGAAAATGGTTGTGTAAAAATTAATTTTTATATTAAATTACTTTATATTAAATAATTTTATAATTATATTTGAGTATATTTATTTAATATTTGAGAACATTATGGAACAAAATTTAAAATATTATTATATATTTTAAATTTAATAAAAAAGTATTATTGCTTTATAAATATATTATTAAAAAACATTATGGAACATTATAGAACAAAATTTAAAATATTATTATATATTTTAAATTTAATAAAAAAGTATTATTGCTTTATAATTATAAATATATTATTATGGAACATTATGGAACAAAATAAATAATATAAGTTGTCCATTAGACTAATTTGAATAAGCTAATCCGCCCATACCACTCATCACCCTTAAAACGTTATAATTTGTATCATAAATGAAGCATTCAGAAGAAGGTCCAACAACACTGAGAGCAGGAGGATTTCTAGCAGGATCAGCATAAGGAGTATCAGTCCAGATATTAAGAATTAAAGTGGTATTATCAATACGTGAAAGGTTGCAAGTTCCACTTGGTTGATGTTGTTCAGGATGAAGAGCGAATGAATAAACATTGACACCATCAGCAGGGGTTGAACTGTGGTAATCATAAGTTTGCATTAAATGGAAATAAGCACCTTCGCGTTTATCAAATCTATCATGACCATTTAATTGGATAAGACCTTCTTTAACTGGGTTATATTTGTTGTTAATAAGTAAACCTGTGACAGTTTGTAATTGAGCCCAGATGTCCATATCAGCGAATCCATTACCACTTGATTTAGCAGAATATCTGTTATCAGTCCATGTTGATAAGGGGCAAGATACATCTCTTACTGTAATATCTTGTTCCCATGGTTTTACTTGATAAGTTAAAGTGCCGAGTTTTCCTGTTCCATCTTGGTTAACTACATTGTAATAAATGATGATTGCGAATTTTTTAATGTAATCACCTAAGTTGTATGAAGGAAATGCAGGGTTGGTAAGCACATCACGTCTAAATTTGAAGTTAACATTGGAAGCATCTGCGGATGGGTTAACTTGGTTGAATAAGGCTTTGGCATAGTATGAAGGAGGATTGGATTCATCAACACCTTGTCCTGCTTGGTATGTGAAGACAGAAAACATTGTTTGGTTTCTTGTGTTGGTGTTTACGGGGTTAACAGTGTTCCATTGATCATAGTTAACTGATGAAATATTAACTTCTGGTGAGTTAGCAGGAGTTGGGACTGGAATTAAAGTTGTATCAGCAACTGTGACTGAACCAGAAATGACGTTTTCAGCAGCATATTCAAGAGCAAGAGTCCAGTCATCAGAGTTGGAATAGCAAAGGAATGGACTGTTTCCACTAATGTAATCACCTGATTTAATGTTCCAGATGAATTCTTTAGTAGGATGGTTAAAGTTGAGTTTAACACGGAGAGGGTTATTTACGACGGCTTCTTCACCTGTGTATTGGAGTTGGTTAATTAAATATTCATGACCAACTTGGGCGAATCTTCGTCTTTCTTCTGTGTCAATGTATACATAATCTACAAGGAGAGATGCATCATTCATTACACCAATACCATTTCCTAATTTGTTTAAGTTTAAGTTGTTGCTGTAAACAATTAAATTTTGGAATTGGTTGAATTGTATCCATAATCTTACTTCGTGGTATTGAAGAGCAATTAATGGTAAAGCAAGACCTGTGTTTGTGTTGCACCAGAAAATGAGAGGAACAAATAAGAGATAATTTTGTGTGAAATTACCTTGAGCATCAGGATGTCTTAAGGCTGTTAATTCATCAACATTACCAATTAATGCACGGTAAGCAGGTTCAGTGTTAACATCTTTTGTTAAATCGTGCCATGTAGCCATCCAGTGACCATAATGTTTATCAATTTGAGAACCACCAATTTCAAATTGAATGTAATCAATAATGAAATGTCCTACTTCACGAGCCCATGCGAATAAATATTTGGATCTTTCTAATTCTGTCATGTTGGCAACATTCATTGAAACTTGTCCTAATTCAATTCTTAAATACATTCTGGATACTAAATCGCCATTTCTTGTAATGGTGACTGTAACTCGTTTACCGAAATCAGCTGAACCATTAAGTGATAATTCGACTGTTTCAATAGCAAAATTTGTATAACGTCTATAGACGACTTTGAAAACGCGATACCTTATAGTTTCCTATAAGGGCTAGACTATACCTTAAGCAAAATATATTTTATTGAATTTTATTTTTAAATATATATTTTACCCACTACCATCTAGTCGTTGAACTGCATTCTTGTTATAAAGAATTTATTTTATTTTATTTTTCTTTATAAGTTAGAACTTGGCTGCTGATTTCCCATTTTAGAATAATCTAAATCTTCTATATTATCACCATACCTAAGTTTTTACTCTTAGCCATTAGAATATTTCTACTCTAACTTGGTAATAGAAGCTTTAGGGGTTTCCAGCATTTTGATAGTGTTGCTAAAGATAAATTATTTATCTTTAACTAGCAATTGTTTTATCATCACTTGGGTTAAAGTAATGATATGGACAACTTAAGGGTTTATCTTGTGTATATCCATATAACACAAGCCTATTGCTTTTCAACTCTTTTTTCAAAAAGTAATTTGAGGATTTCCAGTTAAGTACACATCTTGTGCACCATAAGCGACTAATTGCATTAAACCACCACCCATATCTTATTATATAATATAGAATTAGAAAAAAAAAAATTAAAATTTAAATTCATAAAAAAATAAATTTATATTTATTAATTCTATATTAAAATTATTTATTTAAAAGTTCTTATATTATTTTCTAATATACACATACTATGAGTTCACAATTCAAATTTAAACCTGACAAAATTAAATTTCTTAGCACTATTGACACTCTTGATAGTTCTCACAAAAAAATTGTTGATAATATCAATAAAAAAAGAATTGATGTTCCTAATAAACAAGAAAAATTACAAAAATTAAAAAATAAATTAAAAATTTTAGATTCAAAAAATTCTGAAATTATTAATTATATTAATACCAGAACATTAATTATTGATAAAATTAATGTTCTTGAAGAAGAAATTAATAAAATTCAAAATTATGAAGATGAACTTGAATATTATGAAAAAACATATGAAATATTATTTAATTATTATGATATTGTTGATGGACATAAAATCGTCTCCAATCAATGTGATTTTACTCAAAATAATCCTTCCAGTAATTTTTATAATCATAATAATCAAGAACAAGAAAATATAAAACAAGAAAATCAAGAACAAGAAATTCAAAACCTAAAAGAAAAAGAACAAAAAGAAAAAGAACAAGAAAATCAAGACTTAAAACAAAAAGATCAAGAGAAAGAGCAAGAAGAGAAAGACCAAGAAGAGAAAGAACAAGAAGAGAAAGATCAAGAAGAGAAAGATCAAGATAAAATGAGTGGTTTTATATCAGATATACAAATAGAACCAAAGAAAGATGAGTGGGAAGATGAGATAACAATATTTAAAAAGTCAACAGAGCCATCAACATTAGATATATTAAATCAGATATCAAAATTAAAAAGGAAAGAGAAAAAAACAACAAAAAAAAGAGTTAAAAATGTTGAATCATTAGTTCGTGATAATAACAATATTTTTGATTATTTAGAAGGAAAACAAAACCCTAATGAAAAAAATAATGAGAATAATGAAAATAAAGAAAAACATAAAGAAAAAAATAAAGAATCAATAAATAAATATGACAGAGCAAGTTTATTTGAAGATTATAAAATTTTATTAGAGGGTTATATAGTGCAGAAGAAAGTTGAAAAACCTTGTATAAATTGTGGACCAAATGTAAATAAAATTTTAAATTATTCTGAAGGTATATATGTATGTACAAATTGTGGTGAAGTTGAAAAATGTATTATTGAAAATGAAATAACAAATTACAAAGATCCAATGGTAGAAAAACCAACATTTCCATATAAACGAAAAAATCATTTCTGTGAGTGGACTATTTGCTTGTATTTATTTACTGCTCACAAAAGTAGATATTAAAAATATCTGCTAGTTTTAAATACATTTAAAAGTATTTAAAGCGACATATTCAAATTGCGGGAACATTCGTATAAATTTTAATTACCATCTTTTAAAGGGAACTTTTAAAGAGACCACGATTAATAATCGTAAAATGGTAAAAATATTAAAATTATTATTACCGAACAATCCGCATCCAAATTACAAAATTCATATTTTGTAAGAGGTTCAGAGACTAGATGGATATGGGCTATTTATATAATGGCTTAAGGTATAGTCCACAAATTGGGTTAAGTCAATTTCAAGCAAAAGAATCAACAGAGATTAATGATGATATTATTAATCTTATTAAAAATGAACTTAAAAAACAAAGAATTACTAATGTAGAAAATTTAGAATTAACTAAATTTAAATCTATTCTTAGAAAATTACAATTAAATGCATATTATGAACATATTCCTTTTATTAAATCACAAATAACAGGTAAACCTGCACCTACTATTAATAGAGATGTTGAAACAAAACTTAAAAAAATGTTTGAACAAATTCAAGAACCTTTTGAAAAATATTGTCCTCCTACCAGAATTAATTTTTTGTCATATGCTTATGTTTTACATAAATTCTGTCAATTATTGGAATTGGATGATTTTATTCAATGTTTCCCTCTTTTAAAATCTAGACAAAAATTAAGAGCTCAAGATCAAATTTGGAAAGGTATTTGCAAAGATCTTAAATGGCAGTTTTATCCTAGTGTTTGAATAATCACTAACTTTTTTCTTAAATATTTTATTATTTTTAGAAAAATCTATTTAATAAATTCTATTTATAATTTATTAAATATTTATTATTTATTAATAATTTATTATTTATTATTTATTAAATATTTATTATTTATTAAATATTTATTAATATTAATTTTATCTTTTGTTTCATTAAAAAAAATATTTTTTTCATAATATAATATATAATGAATAACACAACAAATATAGAAAATGGAGATAATTTAAAAAATATGATTAAACAAAATAATTATTCTGTTGATTATACAAATTATTATTTATCTAAATTAGTAAAATTTTTATTAAACCTTATTTTAATATATATTTTTTTAGAAAATATTTTTGATCCTAATAATCAACTTTCAAGAGAACAATTAATTTTATTTATTTGTGCTTATTGTTCTGTGTTGTTTTTTATTTTAGATTTAAATTTTCCTTCTTGTTCTTTTTCAATCTAATTACATTAAAACAATTTAAATAATATTTAATAACTATTTTATTATATGGAAACAAACAATAATACTGATACTTGGCAACAGGATAAACCATTCACTTTTCCAATTAAAAAACAAGTTTATTATGTTTTTTCAATTTTAAAAATAGATGATAGAAAACAATTATTTAGAATTAGAGGATTTTTTGAAAATCAACGCGATGCTTTAAATAGAGCAAATGAATTACAAAAAACTGATAAAATAAGTACTATTTTATTTGGTGAAGTTGGTAAATGGTCTTCAATTTATTATGATTTATCAAAGATGAACAATGAAACTGTTGAACAACAAAAATTGCGTAATGATTTATTAAATGATTATATGAGAAATTATAAAAAATGTTTATTTGAAGAACAACAAGAGGAAAAAAAACGCAAAACAACATTTTTAGATGATTCTACTATTGCTACTGATAAATATAAAGAATTAGGAACTAGTAATAATACTACTGAATCTGATAATACAACTGACACATTTGTTGAATTAGATGATTATCTTGATGAAGATAAAGTTTTTAAAAATTCTATTAAAGAACAAAATTTTTTTAATTGTTCAATATTAAATTCATTCTCTTTTCCTGATGCTTATAAAAATAATTTTACTGAATCACAAGTTTGGGGTTTGAAAGTTAGAGGTTGTTTCAGTAAATATGAATTAGCAAGTGAAAAAGCAGAACAAACTCAAAAAATTGATAAATATCATAATGTTTTTGTTGGCGAACTTGGAAAAAATTATCCAAGTGATATTGATGTTTCTAAAATGGATGTTGAAAACCAAGTTTATAGAGAACAACAATTGGGCAATTTTATGAAGTCTACAAAAGATGCTAAACATGAAGAACCTGAAGAAGAATATTTTTCACAAGAATATTCTGCACAAAATTCATCTTCTCAAGAAACAACTCAAGAAACAACTCAAGAAACAACTCAAGTTGTAGAACTTGAACCACAAGACACAGATTCAGAAACAGAACCAGAAGCTCAGGAAGTTAGAAGATTTGAAGACACAACAGATAAAAAAATAGAAGAAAATAATAATGAAAAACAAAAACTTCAAGAACAATTAGAAAATAGCAATAATAATTTAAAATTAATAGAAGAAAAACTATTACAAATAAGTGAATTACATGCTAAATTGAAAAGAAAATAATTTTTTAATTTTTTAATTTTTTAATTTTTTAATTTTTTAAAAATATAATAAAATGCATATTATATTTTTAATTATGACAATATAAAAATAATATATATTGAATATATAAATTATGAATTTAATAAAAGGTTTTTTTATAATTACTTTATTAATTGGTTTAATACTTTTAATTATTTATTATGTATTAAATCAAGAAGAAGGATTTAAACAAAATATTATATATAAATATATTCCAAGAACTTTAGAAGATGATGAACAATCTCCTATTTTTGTATCTGAAATATTTAAAACTATGTTTACACAACCATCAGTTTGGATTGATTCTATTAATAAAGACCAAAATCGTATGCAAGATAAAATTAATAAATTTTTTATTAGTCAAATGTAATTAAAAATATTATAAAAATTAAAATTATATTTTCCTAAACTTTATATAATTATTTTACCTATATACTTTTATAAAAGTATATATACTTTATCTATTATACCCCACTTTATCTATTTTAAAAGTAGGTTCTTTATTTTTAGAACGACTATTAACAATATCACCAATATCAATACCTCTAGTATGTTTTTTCCATAATTTATTATAATTATTATTATGATAATTTATAAATTGTTCACAACCAATCATACTAACATGATCATTAGGTGCTTTATACCAACATATTTTATCTAAAAAACTATCACTTTCGCCATTATTAACAATAACCATTGAACCATAATTTGCTGTTAATTCTTTAAATACTAATTTAAATGAATCAAAAGTTGGAAAAATACCAGCATAATGTTCATATAATCTTTTTAAATTTGAATAACCATCTTCTTTTAATAAAAAAATATAATCAAAATTACATCGTAATTCTGGAGAAATTCCTAAAGGGAATTGCATTGTTAATATATACATTAAATGATAATGTCTTCCATTAAATAATAATTCTAAAATTGGTTGATCTCTCATCCATGAGCCTTTTGATGCTAAACAATCATCCATCAATATAAATCCTCTTGAGTCAACAGGTTTTTTACCTTGTTCTTGTCTTTCCATTGCTTTTTCAATCATTATATGTTGTCTACATAATAATTTTTCAATTATTTCTGTTTTATATTCATAATGTATATATGTGTCTGGAAAAAAATCTGAATAAAATGGTGGATTTGCCATTTTTTCTGTTTTCGCAATTATTAATCCAACAGGAATATCTTTAAAATGTTTTAATATTGCACGACAAACCCATGATTTTCCACTCCTTCTTTTTGCTATCATCACTATTGATGGATTTACACACATTGAATCTAATTTAAATTCTTTTATTGGTAATGTTTTATTTCCATCTAGTCTTACTGACTTTATTTGACTCATCTATAAAATTAATATATATAAAAATTTTTATTTTTGTCAAGTTATTATTTATTCTAATATTTCATAAAATATTTTATTTAATAATTTATATTTATTTTAATAATCATATGATAAATTATATATTATTTTAAGACCAAATGGCTTTTTAATAATATTTTTTAAAAACCTTTCATGAATTATAAGTGTTTTAAGATAATATGGCAAATTTGTTATTTCAATATCTCTATTATTTCTTCGCCTATATCCAAATTTTAAATTTAATATTTCTAAATGTTCAGGTAAACAATTTATTGTTTTTTCATCACAATATATTGTTATAAATTTTACACTTATTGATAAATTATTTATAGATTTATTAAAAGATTCACCAAAAATAATTTTTTCAATATTTTTTGGTAAATTATCTATAGATTGATTAAAAGATTCACCAAAAGTTAATTCAATTAATTTTTTTGGTAATTTATCAACTGATTGATTAAAACGACTACCTAAAAATAAATAAGTTAAATTTTTGGGTAAATGATCTATAGATTGATTAAAACTCCAACTTATATCTAAATAAGTTAAATTTTTAGGTAATTTATCTACTTTTTGATTAAATGGTGAAATTATAATTAAAAATATTAAATTTTTTGGTAAATGATTAATAGAAGTATTAAATTTATCACTTAATGACAAATAAATTAAACTTGTAGGTAAATTATCAATTTTTTTATTAAAATGACTATGAAATTTTAAATGAGTTAAATTTATAGGCAAATTATCAATACTATTATTAAATTCGCATTGATCATTAAAAAATATTTTTGTTATTTTTTTTGGCAAATTCTCAATTTTTTGATTAAAACGATGTGAAAAAGATATGAAAATTAAATTTTTTGGCAATTTATCTACTGAACAATTAAATGTTCCACTTAAAACTAAATGAGTTAAATTTTTTGGCAATTTATCTACTTTTTGATTATTATTAGTGCCAAATATTAAATGTGTTAAACATTTTGGTAATTTGTCAACTTTTTTAAAAAAGAAATCTCCAAAATGTATAAAAGTTAAACTATTTGGTAAATTATCTACATTTTTATTAAATTCATCAGATAAATATAAATAAGTTAAATTATTTGGCAAATAATTTATTTCTTGATTAAATTTTCTTCCTAAAATTAAACAAATTAAACTATTTGGTAAATCATCTATTTTTTGATTAAAATCATATCCTAAATTTAAATGTATTAAAGATTTTGGTAATTTTTTAAGTTCTAGTGTGTTTTTACATTGTAAATTTAAATATCTTAAGTTATTTGGTAATTCGTCTATTGGTTGAATAAAATTATGTATTATACTTAAATGAGTTAATTTCTTTGGTAAATTTTTATTTGAAATATTATAATTTGAATTCAAACATAAATGAGTTATATTATTTGGTAATGTATTTTTTATTTTAAATTTTTTTGTGAATTTTTTAATTAATAATTTCATTATTTTTTTTTTATTGTATTCATTATTTTTATATATATTAATTCTTTTATTTTTTACATTTTGTAATTTTTCTATGTCTTTTAATGATATATCATTCAAATCTTCAATTTCTATATTGAAACATTCTAAATCATCCTTAATAAATATATATTTATCTATAATATCTCTTATGTCATTTGTTAAAATAGGTGTTTTAATACGCATATAGTTATAATAATTTTCATCCATTCTATTATTTTATTATTTCATATTTTATCTTGTATGATATATTTTTCAATTTTTATATTATATATCAACAAATAAGGAAAAATATATAAAAAGTATATTTGCTTACTAATTATTAATATCATTTTTGGTTCTTAAAACTGCTCATTTTGAAAATTTTTAAAAAGTATATCAGTATAAAAATTAGTCTTCTGTTATACTTTTTAAAGCCCGTTTTTTATAGATACTTTTTAAAATAAAAAATTATAAAAAGTATATAGTTTAGAAAAATATAATTTTAATTTTTATAATATTTTTTATATTTTTTCATAATTTTTTATTAATTTTAATTTTATAATATTTTGTTACTTAATTACTTTTTTCTTATTTGTCATTCATTAATTTTTATATTATATATCAACAAATTATTGATGTTTTATATATATCTATATAAAACATTATTATAAACCTTTACCAAATAATAATATTAAAATTTAATACCGTAATAGGGCATTAAATTTTAATGATATATCATTAAAATTTAATACCGAAATAGGGCATTAAATTGTTATGATATATCATTAAAATTTAATGCCGAAATAGGGCATTAAATTTTAATAATATGATATATTATTAAAATTTAATACCGAAACATGGCATTAAATTTTAATAATATGATATATTATTAAAATTTAATACCGTATTTAACTTTATTTTTTTGTGGTATAAAAATATTAAAATTTTCATTATCAGAATTATGAGAAACTACATTATTTTTATTAATAATTTTATAATTAATTTTTTTAGGATCATTATTAATAATAGAATTATTAGCGATATGTAATTGTTTCAAATTATCATTATTAATATTATTAACTATATTATATTTAGGAATAATAGGTATTTGATCATCAAAATTTTCATTATCCCAAGAAACAAAAACAAACAATAAAAGGAAGATAATTCCAGTTATAATAATAGTTTTAGGAACATTTCCATTATATATATTTCCATTACTTATGATTTTATAATTTATAATAATATAAACTGTTAAAAATAAACATAACAATATTATTATTGAATAATCCATCATAAATTGTTTATAATATTCACTCATTTTATTATTTATATAAATAATAGTTATATTAAAAAATTTTAATTGTTAATTAAATTTGAAAAATAATTATTCATACTACCTACTTTATCATGTATCACATTTGAACGGTTTTTTACTATTTGTATTTTTCTTTTTCCTCCTAACATATTATTTGTTGGCGGTGATACATCATCATATAATCTATCTAATTGATTTTTTTTAATAGGTATTGGACTATCTAAAGATCTTTGTGATTTACTAAGTTTACTTGTTTTACTTGTGTCTGTATGAGTATTATTTAATATGGGTTCTAATTCTTTTCTTTTGGTTTCTGAACGTGTTAATATTTGTGTTGTTGTATCTAAATTATTGCCTCCATTTTGTACATTTTGGGCATTTTGTACATTTTGGGCATTTTGTACATTTTGGGCATTTTGGGCATTTTGGGCATTTTGGGCATTTTGGGCATTTTGAGCATTTTGAGATTGTGGATAATCATGAATTTCTTCAAAAAAATTATTTTCGTCATGTGAATTTTTATTATTAAATGAATGAATAGAATTATTTAAAATTTCAGGAACTTCAAAATTATCTGATGTTTCTAAATTTTTATTGGAACTATATTTAGAATTTGTTGCTGAATGTGGTCTAAATATTTTTTGTTGTTCATCATCATTATTATTATTTTCTTCAATAAATCTTTGCATTTCTCTTTTTTGTTCTGAAGAATTTACATTTCCATAATCATTAGAATGTTCACTATAAAATGCTTTTTCTAAAGGTCTTGAACCATATTTATTTTGAGTTAAAATTTGATTAACCATAGTTTTAATATTATTAATTTCTTTTTTATTTTGATTTTCATTATTAATTGTAAAATTAATATTTAAATATTCTTGTATAATTTCATTATAAGGTAATGATTTTCTAATAGCCATTTCAATACAATTAGTAATTATTTTATAAATTTCTTTTTTTGCATTATTTTTGATAAAAATTTCTGGACTATCTTTAAAAAAATTACAAGTTTCAATATAACATTTATGAATAAAATCTTTTAATATTATTTTATCATAAAATTCATTATCTGTGTATTTTGAATTACCTGTTTGTGGATTCCAAGTTAAAAATAATACATAACTTTTAAATGTTGCTTTTATTAAATTATCAAACCATTCCATACATTCACAATTTTCTTTTATTTTTTTATATTCATTCTCTATTTCGTAATTATTCATTTTAGAAATATCATTTAAACACATTTTGAATATTCCTAATGTTCCGGGATTTTCAAAATTTTTACTCTTTTTCTCTTCTAATATTGTATTTGTTTGTATTGAATATTCTAACATTCCATATATTCCATTGTATAAATGAGGAACTAAAATATTACATAACAACTTATTGAATTCTTCTTTACACTCTGTTAAATATCTAAAATCCATTATATATAATAATTATTTATAACTTTATATTTTTAATTAAACACATTTTGACAATTTAATATTATTTTATTAAATTAATCTACAAAAATTACTGATTTATTTATCTAAAAATTACGAGACATTAATGAACCTGTTGCACCTGTGTATAATAAAAATGCCCCATGTTGAAATGTTCCAAATAAAATATTTGTTGTTATTATTAAGAATAATGCCTCCATTAAATTAATTGGTGGCGAATTGAGCATTTCTGTTATTGAACTATTCCATGTATATTTTAATATTAATGAAAGTAATAAGTAAAATATAACTATGTAAATAATTGACAAGACTGAAACTTTTAATACTTCTGATAACATTATATATTATATATAATATAAAATTATTAAAAAAATATTATTAATAATTATTTTTTAATAATTATTATTATTAAATAATCTTTTATATTTTATAAATTTTTTGTTTTATATTTTATAAATTTTTTATTTTATATTTTATAAATTTTTTGTTTTATATTTTAGTAAATTTTTTGTTTTATATTTTTATAAATTTTTTGTTTTAATAAATATTATATTTTAATAAATATTATATTTTAATAAATTTTTATAAATTTAATATTTATTCAGTATTTCCGCCTCTATTACCAAAAAAGGAAGCTTGTTTAGGTGTCATACAAACACAACCATAACCATCAGCAAAGTTCATACCAGAATATTGGTTAGCAACATATTTTTGTGCATAATCGCAATTTGTTTCATCTTTATCAGTTAATTTGAAAGGTGGGGCATATTGTACAGGACAGCAATTAGGGCTTATTTTATTATAAGTTATATCATATTGAGCAACAGAACCATCAGGATCTAACATATAAGTTCTTTCAAAATTTTGTCTCATTTGTTGGTCATCAATTTTCCAAGTTAATTCATCAACTTCAGGATTTTTTGCATTTTCTGTCCATTTATAACCTCTATTATCAAAAATATCTGTTCTTGAATTTTCATTAACTCCTGATTGTTGTGATGGTCCTAGTTGACTTGGTGTTTGTTTATTGAACATTCCTTCCATATTTTTTGCTCCATATTCTAATTGGTTAGCAATATTATTTTTATTTGTATAAACAAAATTTTGAGTTTGTGCTAAAAAATTTTCAGTTGAATTATAATATCTGTCATATAAATAACCCAAGACAACAAAAATAATTAATATCACAATAATTTTTTGTATTTGATGCATATTATATATATTATAATATATAATTAATTGTAAAATAATAAAAATAATTAATTATATATTATTTTTATTGTTTTTATAAATTCACTCTTCCAATATAAAAATTTATATTTGTGGTAAATGTATTGTTGGAAATATCCATTTATCATTATTTTTTATTCTTGGATAAAAATCTATTGCTATATCATATTTTTCTAAAGCTAAATTAATTTTTTTAATAAAATTAAGATCAATTGATATTTTTTTATAAAATAATTCTTCTGGAATTTTATAATAACCATCTTTTTTTTCAATACCTATTAATTTAGAAAATTTTAACATTGAATCTTGAAAACATTCAATATACATAAATTCTATTTCTGATATAAATATTTCTTCATCTAATTTTATTTTATCACGATTAAATATATTTTTTCTTATTGAATATATACCTTCAGGTGTTATTACTATTGAGCATAATAATTTCCCTCTATTGTGATGTTCTATAAAATGTATTATGTCTGATATTGATGGAAATTCATATATTATTGAGTTTGACATTCTTGAACCTAAATATGGCGTTTTGGGGTGTGTGTGAAATATATAATCAACATTTAATGTATCTTCATTATTTTCTGGCATATATATATCTGGATCATTCTTTTCCACTCTGGAATTTGTTTGAACTACTATTTTATCTAATCTGTTTTTTGAAAAATATAATAAACCATAATGTTCTGAAAATCTATTTATTTTTGATGTAAATAAATTCTTTTTATTTTCAATATAAATTTTATAACTACCCTCTTCATATAATCCATCTATTATATTCAATTCATTTGTATTAAATATATTGAAATTAATTATGTATTCTGGTAATTTATAATTTATTATTTTTTCATATAATTCTTGTTCTATTATATTATGTTCACTCAATTCATGAATATTCGCATCTGTAATTTTTATTTTATCTATGGTATATGTTGTGTTAAATTCTTTATTACATTTTATACAATGATTTTTGTATTTTTTTATTGTGCCTATTTCTTTTAATCTTATGATTTTGTCATTTAATAATTTATTAACAATATATAAATAATTCATTTATTATATATATATTAATAATATATTATATCTGTAATCATATAATATTCAATATAACTTTCTGTTGTGTTTGTTAATATCCAATTACAATTAATGCTTTTCCCGTTTTTATCTATAAAATTATATTGATTCTTTATTAAACTGTTGATTAAATTTTCTAAATCATCTGTTGTTATTAACTGATTGTTTTGTTCTAATATGTATTTTTTTTCTTTATACATTGTTGTTCTTATTGTTTTACTTATTTCTCTTGTGTATTGATCTATATATGGATTGCTATCTGACCATAATATTAAATTATCTTTTGTTTTATTGTCTATTATTTTACTCGTCATAAACATTATACTTTTGCATTTTATTTCTTTATTATTTGTATGTATTAATAAATTTTGTTTATCATTTGCATCTTTGCTAATTTTATATTTTGTGTCTAATAATTCACTAAAAATCATTTTGTTTTTTTTGTAATTTATTGAATTTATACTCATCTAAATTTATTAAATATATTTATTTAATAAATTTTAAAAATTTTTATATTAAAATTGTATATTAAATTTTTAACTAAAATTTTTAACTAAAATTTTTAACTAAAATTTTTTCCGTCAAATCTATAAGGTTCGCTTAATTTTCTCAAACTCATACATTTTTGTGTATAAATATATTCTAAATAATCACTTGGACTACATAATGCAAATTCTGAATAATAATTATTATCATTTAAATTTTCGTGTATTTCTTCTGTTCGTTCATTTAATATTGAATTGTTAAATAATTCAATTTCATTTTTAGGATAAAAAAATCCTACACCTTTATAATATTGTTCTCCATTGCAAAATTTATTTCTTAAATCCTCTATATTTAATTCTTCATTTGTATCATAAGCTAATTTTATAACTATTTCTCGTATATCTTCTTTTGTTATAAATACATGTATATATCCTTTTTGATTATCAATTGAACAACCTTCTATTTTATCTGATGCTAATCTTAAATTAGGAGTAAAAAATGAAATCAATTTATCTTTACCTAATTTAATTTCATTGGGGTTAAAACCTCGTTTTTCTTTGTTTGCATGATATAATATTGTTCCTTTTGGTATTGTATATGTATTGTTTTTTATATCTCCTGTTGCAAATGAGGGTTTTGGTAAAAACATGTCTGGCATTGTTATTATTTTATGACTACAGATTCTTTGAGTTATTACTGTTCCATCTTCATTTCTTATTTTTTTGTATTTACACCCTTCCTCATCTTTTTCTTCTTCTTTGTCAAAATCCTCTATTTTCTGTTTTATCTCTTGACTTGTAATTTCAGGTTCCATAATTTCAAGTGTTTGTGTGTCTTGAACTTGAGGTGTTTGAAGAATTTGTGGATCTTGAGGCATTGGAGGCATTTGAGGTTCTTGTGGAGTTTGAAGAACTTGAGGCGTTTGAGGAGTTTGAAGAACTTGAGGCGTTTGAGGAGTTTGAAGAACTTGAGGCATTTGAGGCATTGGAGGCATTGGAGGCGTTTGAGGAGTTTGAAGAACTTGTTGATCTTGAAGAACTTGAGGCATTTGAGGAGTTTGAAGAACTTGTTGATCTTGAGGCATTGGAGGAGTTTGAGTAATTAGAGTATCTTGAGTCAATAAATCATTTTCATTATTACCGCCAAATTGATTAGATAAAGGGATAGGATTATTAAATCTATACTTAGTAAAATTAAGATTAAACATAAAATTATTAATTAAATTATAATCTGAGAAATTATTATATTTTTTTGAGAAATTGACAACATCAATTAAATTATTTTTATTCATAATTAAATATATAAAATAATGATATAAAAAAAATATTATATTTAATAACAAGAATGGATAAAAATGCAAAAAATAATTTCAAAAAATTACTTTGTTATAATATTGTAAATAATATGAAATGTTTATATAAAAATAAATGTATGTTTGCACATGATATAGAAGAACAAATAAAAGAACCAAATAGAGATTTTATATACAACATGATATATACAATGAATGATTTAAGTAATATAAACATCAAAGAAAATCGTGAATTATTTGAAGAATTATTAATATTTACAAAGGAATGTAAAAATTGTATAAATAATAAATGCCCCGGTGGTTATAATTGTAAATATGGTGTTTGTTTAAAAAAATTAAAAATATGTTACAATGATTTATTATATGGAAAGTGTACTTTACAATTAAATGAAGAACAAATGAATAATAAAAAACTTAAAAAATGCATTAATGGTATTCACTTAACAGAAAAAAATTTAATACCTTTTTATCAAAGATTATCATGTGAAATAAACATAGCAGAAAATGGATTATATTTATTAAACAATATAAATTATTATAGTAAAATAAATACATTATCAATAATGTTAAATGACAACACAATAAAAATTGTTAAAAATTTGATAAATAAAAATAAGATAACAAAGAATGATTTAATAAATAACAATTTATATCAAAAAAACAACAATTATGATTTTTTTATTAATTCAACAATTAACAATGATAATCAAGAAAACATAAATGAAAATTATTGTGATGATATAACACAAGAAAATGAAGAAAATGAAGAAATTAAACAAATAAAAAAAATTGATGAAAATATTAATTATTATTTTTGGCGTTATAAATTACAAAATGATAATAATGAAATAGATAATCAACAAGATAATCAACAAGATAAAGATATGAATGATGAAAAAAATTCAAAACAAACAGTAAAAGTAATAAATAAACCTATAGATATCAATGAATGTATAAAAAATATTATTGATGAATTTTAATAATTAAAAAAATTGAATTAAAATAAATATATAAATTTAAATATACTTATGATATAATGAAACAAAATATGTTAATACAACAAAAATATAAACCCACAAAATTGAATCAAATAATAGGTAATAATAAAGCAATAACATATATAGATCAATGGTTAAATCAATATGATGATGTAAAAGAATTTTTAAAGAACAATGGTTTGTTAAAAAAGTCTTCAAAAGGAAGAAAAAAAAAATTAAACAACATGAGTGATTTAGAGATTGAATATAGTAAAAGAAAAGGAAATTTATTAATAACAGGATTACATGGATGTGGTAAATCTACAATAGTTAACATTATTTTGAAAGAAAATAAATATGAGATTATTAATTTAAATATGATTGATTCAAGAATTAAAATTGATAGTGAATTAATAAATAAATTATCTTATAAAAGTTCAACAGAAAAGAATATAAAAAAAGTATTATTAATAGATGAATTAGAATCAGTAATAACATTAAATGATAAAAATGCGGTTTTTGACATAATAAAAGACAATAATTATAATAGAACAATACCAATATTAATAATAACAAACAATCAACATAATAAACAATTAAATGAAACAAAAAAATATTCAAATGAAATAAAAATTTATCCTCCATATAACAATGAAATAACAAAATGGTTAATAAATATTTGTAAAAATGAAAATATAAATTTAGATTATGAATTAATATCACAATTTATTGAATATTGTCAAAATGATATGAGAAAAATTTTAATTCAACTTGATGAACTTAAAATTAATTATAATGATCTTAAAATAACTAAAAATATTTTAAATAATTTTATGGATATTATGAAAAAAAAAGATCAAGATTTTGATTTATACAAATCAACAGCAGAATTACTTACTGATTATAAAAATATTGATATTTGTCTTGAATTATATGACACAGAAAAAGTATTAATGCCATTAATGATACATGAAAATTATTATAAATTTATAGATAAAACGAAATATTACAAAGTTTTGGATAATTTATCAAGAGGTGATGTATTAGAAAATTATATATATGGAGAACAGAATTGGGATTTATTAGAGATTCATGGTTTAATAAGTTGTGTTATTCCATCATATTTTATTAATAAATATTCAAATGGTAAAAAAACGATATTAAAAGATGATTTAGTATTTGCGGCAGATTTAAATAGAACATCAGTTAAAAAAATGAATAAAAAAAATATAAATAAAACAAATGAAGTTATTAAAAAAAATTCTCAGAAAATAATTCGTAATAAATCTATAGAAGAATTTATTTATATGGGTGAAATTATGAATGTTGGAAATAAATAATAAAAATAATAAAAATAATAAAAATAAAAATATTAAAAAATATTAAAAATAAAATTTTATATAATTAGAATTTTTAAAACAAAACATAAATTATATAAATTATT